TTGTGGGTAAGAAAATAGAGCTTTCAGGTAAAAAGTTCAATCGTTTACTTGTAATAGAAGAAACAGATATTCGCCGGGGTGGCAGTATTGTCTGGAAATGCCTGTGTGATTGCGGAAATGAGTCTTTGGTCTCCAGTAAACACCTAGTTAAATTTAAAACTCAGTCTTGTGGGTGCCTCGGATTGCAACGTCTCGACGAAGGTCGTATAACCACACATGGTGCGGCAGGTACGTATGAATACGCGAGTTGGAAAGCAATGAGGGCTAGGTGTCTCAATGAAAATAATAAGAAATTTGATCGGTACGGTGGCAGAGGTATTTCGGTATGCGAAACTTGGCTTAATTCATTTGAAAATTTCTTAGCTGATATGGGGTATGCTCCTGATGGCATGACACTTGACCGTATTGATGTCAACGGTAATTACTGTAAAGAAAATTGCCGGTGGACTGACATTTATACGCAGAATTTTAATCAAGGTATGTGTAAGAATAATACATCCGGTAAAACCGGTGTAAGTTGGAGCGAAGAACGTCAGAAATGGGTTGCTTCAATTTGCTTGAATAATAAACCAACCAGTCTTGGAAGATTTGATACTTATGAAGAAGCTGTAGAGGTTAGGGAAAAGGCTGAGATGGAGTATATGGGAGTAACTAAGAAGTGAAACCTAAAGAATACAATACTTATTTTGATTTTGCCTGTCGCGTAGCACTTAACTCTTATGCGGAGCGCAAGAAGGTAGGCAGTTGCTTGATAACACCCGACGAAGTGCTCCTAATTGGGTGGAACGGGAGCCCAAGTAACTTTGATAATAAGTGTGAAGATGACCAAGGAAACACTTTTAGTCATATTCTGCACTCAGAAAGTAACGCTATAATGAAAGCAACCAAGGCAGGGATCAGCCTAAAGGGAAGCACAATCTTCACGACATTGAGTCCTTGTCAGGCTTGTTCAAATTTGATTGTACAGGCAGGTATCACTAAGGTAGTGTATGGAGAAGTGTATAGAGATACAGCACCACTAGAATTTCTCAAGAAATGTAACGTTCACGTAGAGCAATTTAAAGGAGAATAAAATGCACAGTAAAGCTAGCAAATGGGATTGTGAAGAAATCCTCGAAACTAAGAAACTCCAATTATTCGCTCTAGACGAATTCATGTATGCACTCAAGTACCAACGTATTCATTGGGCAAACGGTCATGTCACATACGAAAGTGGTCAGCGTAAAAACCGGGGACGCGCTGTAATCTCATTTAAGAAGGCAGTTGATCTATATAATAACAATTCTATCAAGTGTGTTTTTGGTAAACCTCCTGCCACACTAAGCTTGTGGAGTTTTGATGATTATACTGTTGCCAAGGCCAAAGCAGCACGACCATTGAAGAGTATTAAACTTCAGTTTTGCAAAAAGACCCGTCTGATTATTGTACAAGATCATCGAATTCATTTCACTTTGGAAAGCTACTCCAAACTATTCCTCAACAATAAATATCTTGGGTGATTTTATGGACAGAGGAATAGTGTATTTGTTCATTGATGGAAGTTGGATGTATGGATGTGAATACAATCCTAAATTTCATTCGGAGAAGGGAAAGTATTCGGAAGTAGTGTTTGGTCGTGGATGGTCGTCAAAAGAAATTACAGAATGTCTTCGTGACTACTATGAAGAAAATTACACAAAATTATTTGAATAATTCTTAGCCTCTGGTCTTGACGGACTGGAGGCTTTCGTTTATGCTAAAGAAAAACAGGAAGGTATTGATGACTAAAGAACAACTACACCGACAGCTTAAGTTTATTCACAAAGATTTAACCAAAGCACAAACAAGGATGCAAAAGTTAGCTAAGAAATTAGGCTTTACCGAAAGACAAGAATATGTGGACAATTCAATTAAAGAGGTAGAGGAGCTTATTAAGATGTTTGACTCAGCTTGTCCTGAATGTGGCCTTATTGATCAACATAAAATGTCGTGTGATACGCAGTATAAGGATAAACAATGAACCTAGTGAAACAACGTCTAGCATGGGAAGCTATGTACGCTCTTGGTGTAGATACAGACTTCCAACCATTTCTAGACTATAAAGAAAACAGGTTGTCAGAATTACACAGACAATCAAGAGCTATTGAAAAGTTTTACGAGTATATAATTTCATTGGAAAGAAGGCTTAAGGAGAAAGAAAATGATTAAAGGAAAACGAAATCAGTTAGCTAACGTAGGTAATAAGTTTCAGACAACAGCTAAGAAGGTATTGTGCTGCTGCTCTGCTGGACTACTTCGCTCGCCAAGCTTGGCTAATATCTTGCATAGAGAATTTGGTTTTAACACACGTGCTGTTGGTTGTGATAAAGAATACGCTTTGATTCCAATCTCACAAGCACTGATTTGGTGGGCAGATGAAATTGTGTTTGTTAATCGCGAGAACTTCGACAGCCTTAGTCAAGAAGAGAAGGACGAAATAGTGGATGTCGGTGTAAAAGTTACAATCCTAAATATTGAAGATGATTTTGATTGGAATGACAATGTTTTAAATAGAACTTTACTTGAAGCATACAACAGGACTTAACAGTCCAAGGTAGAAATAGCATGAAAACTTCCGTAATCAGTATTCTTTCCTTTACATTGATCTTGACAGGCTGTACACTAGCTCCAGTAAAGCAAAACAATAGTGTTATCGTTGGCCCCGGAACATTCTATGCTAAATGGCAGAAGCAAGTGATGGATGCCTGTTCTGAGAAGGCAGCAGAAGTTGTTCTGAAGCTTACGGCTGATAAATACAGGGAAGGAATATTGCTGACGGAAGAGCAAATTGTTATGATTCACGGAATATTGGTTAGGAAGTGTTCCATGAATAGTGGGTTGGTTATTTAATTGGGGGAAGTTATGAAATTTAAACGATTGGTAGATAACAAACCGGCATACACGGCAGGTAAGGTTTATAATGTGATACAAGACAAGTGTGAATTCACAGGACAGGCTCTTGCGGGCTTAGTTATTGAAAACGATATGGGCAGTCAGTGCTATTATAGTCTGCATGGTTATCACGCCATGCAAGAGTTTAATCGTTTGTGGAAGGAGGTAAAATGAGTAATCCATCGTTTACACCAATGAATGAAGAACAACGTCAAACTGTTCGACTTAAACGGCTAGCAGACCAAGATTGGGCAAAGACCAATCTAAAAGATGATTTCGCTGATGAGCCTGTATGGCGAGCACTTGGTTCAGAATATGGCGTACGGTTCCCACAACGACACGTCCCAGCTACTGAATTGAAGTATTTGAAACGTACATGCAAGAAGCTCGGACTAGAAATCAGCACGTTTCTTGAATCAACAGGATTCACAACTTTGAAGCATCTTGTTTCAGCTAACAAAACATATCCAAGTTGGGCTTTTGTTGGGTTGATTTTGGAGTTTTACCACGACCATAAAACAAACCAGTACAAATACCCCTCAAATATCGATTGAAAAGGTTGTTTTGTTGGGTAAAACTGATATGATTAGATGCAATATCGAATAACTCAATCACACATACCGGGTACACTAAAATGACACTATTAACGATCTACATTATCGGTGCAATACTTGTTTTCTACTACGAGACAGAGGATATTTTCCTTGGTTCTCTTCCAACATCCATTCAAGGGACAGTTGTATTTGCCTTGTGTTGGCCCTTTTCAATAATCTTTGGGGCTGTTATCATGTGGAAAGAGATTATTAAGAAACGTGGAGAGCAGAAATGACTGCAAATCGGACTCTTGCTGAACAACGTGGACTATCTGAATATCAGATCCAAGAGATTGACCGTCTTCATGAACATCTTGATAAAACAATGGACTATTTCATTGAACAAGGCTGGACACAGGCACGAGAAGATGAGATTCATGATATCGAATACCTCTTGCAGCAAGCTTGGGGTTTCCCTAAAGACTGTGGTTATCATCGTTATGCACAAAAATATGCTTTTATTTGTCAGTGGTACGGACGAACATTTAAATGTATCGAAACTGGTAATCAAATCACATTAGGAAAAGACGTTCATGAACGTCAATACATCCCTTTTGGTAATTGTGCAATTGACTTGGGAGTTCTTAACGGGTATTCTCGTCGTATTGGGAATATGGAGGTAATTAAATAATGACTTGTGAAGTCAAAGATACAAGTATTATTAGGTTAAGCCTTCAAGATAAGTTTGAAATAACTTATCTTCAGCTTGACTTCTTCTCTGAAGAGTTTCAAACGGGATTGGATAGTGTTGATTGCGAAAAAGATAGTGAGTACTTTGCCCAATCCCTCCTCAATGTTATTGGAGATCACTTGAGTCGGAGGAATCTGAGGGATATCATTAGTGAATGCACCAAACGTTTGGAGGAGTGGTAATGACCAAAGAATATTCCCATGACAGAGAAGTGATCAAAGACTTCATCCGCTGGATTAGTGATGAGCATAAGTGTGCTATAGTAGCTTTCCCGGATGAGTTTGCAGCTAATTCGTATGTCAATTACCAGTTTGTGAACGTTTCAGAAATACTGGAAGAGTTTATTGAGGGGAGAAAATAATGACTAAACATTTCGATGAAGAATCCGGCAGCTGTGTTTTAGGCGAGCTCATTCCTCTGAAAGAGCTTGTTAAAAGAGAAAAGCCAGAACCACCTAAGCCACCACTAATGCGGGTTGGTGTCAATGGCTATCCATGTCCTTTGTGTGGGAGTGGTATGAAACCAAAATGTTGTTTTGGAATATTGTTTAATGTATTCAAAGGGTGTTATCAACCTGACTGTGAAAATTATTGGAGAGATAAATGACCAACATTCTGCAATTCCCTAAAAGAAATATATCCACAATAACAATTGACATTCAGACCACAATCCTTGAAGATGATAGCATCTGGTATAGACTTACAGATATTAAAAGTGGTGGCTGGTGTGAATGGATTAAATTGGAGGAAGAATAAATGTATCTTTGGTTAAAGCGTTGGTTCTATGGCTGTGAACACGATTATCAGTTTCTTACTAAGTTTGATACTATGGACAGTCGTGGTAAATATATTATTTATATGACATCTGTACATCGCTGCACTAAATGTATGAAGCTCAAGAGGGATGTGATAAAATCATGACTAACCCTGACCGCTGCTCATGTGGAGCTAGGGAGAAGAGTAAGTGTAGCAAGGAGAGTGAACATGGAAGTGGGAAGGCTTGTATGAAGTTTATGAAAGATGCTTGGGCTGAACATGACAAGTTGCATGGTATTGTGAAAGTCAGTATGCAAGATATCGGGATACCAAAATACGATCTATTTGGGCAACTATTCAAACTCGGCGTAACACAAGTCACCGAGAAGTGGCATGATCTTCTGATTGTTGAGCTTATTCTTGAAGGGGATTTCAAAGATGAAGATATTGCTAATTGTCTCTATCAGAACTCTCCAATGATGTACCGACATATTGGTGACATTGCTCAGACTGTCGAAGGTGTTGATGGGATGTTGTTTAAATATGGGTTTACGAGAGGATAATATGTCCCAGTTCGAACAAGCTAAACAAAGAGCACGAGAGTTAGATAAACTCCATCCTGAATTTATCCATATGGTTGGTGTTAGGTATCAGATCATTAGAGCGAGGAAATATAGTGAACAAGTCAATTGAAGACAGGATGCAAGCTGTAGAAAATGAGCTTAAAGAGATTCGTAAAGAATTGGAGGAGAGTTTGGCGAGGTACAAGACAATCAATACAGTTGACAGAGATTATTATCCGTTTACAATGGAAGCTGTAGATAGGTTCAGCTTCCCTATGTGGGACCATACGCAACAATATAAGCCACTAAATTAGGAGGAAATAAGATGAAGAATGAAATCGTACAAGGGTTGGAAGATCTTCACACAGAGCTAGAAAATCAAATGATGTCTGATGATGAATGGATGTACACAGAAGAGTTGAGTAGCTACATTCTTAAAGTCCGACAACTACTTAAACTGTGTGAAATTAGCAAAGTTGAGAACAGGGTACGTATCTGCTCTGACTATACAGACTCATGGTTTGCTTATCGGCTGAGTTACAGTGGCCCTAGATTCAAAACTGAGCTTGAAGCTATTGAATGGGCAGAGGAGAATGGATATCATGTATAAAGTAGAAGGTGAATCATCAGAAGGCAACTATCTTGATGGTCAATCGTTTGATACGGAACAAGAGGCTAATCAAGAAGTATGGGCACTGAGTCAGGAGTTTCCTGAGAATAGCTATTGGGTGGAGGTTGAATGAAAATTTATATTGTTGTAGAAGTTGAACGTGATTCTATGAGTAGGACAAACTGTGGCGTATACCTAACAGAAGATGAAGCTTTCGATCATCAAAATGAAATGGATGAATGTGCAGGTGGTGGTACAACGGATTGGGAAGTTGAGGAGTGGGATATTGGCACGACTACCAAAGAAGACTGACAATGAGATTGTAGCTGAATGGCTTATTGAGAACAGATGGCGTAATAGTCTGAATACTGACACCATACAAAAGATGCCTGCCTTCGTGGACGATGCTGTTATAGCTGCTGTCTACGTTGTTGCAGGCACTTCCAATGGACAAGTTAATATCAGCCCAAAGCTTGTATTCAAATGTTTAATGCTAAATGAAATCAGTGCTCAATCCGTAGCCACTCGTGAAGTTGGTTATGAGATGAGTGACAGGCACGCAAGACGACTTGCTCAGACTGTACGCTTTGCGCTGGATGGAATTAGGCACCGAATACAAGAATATGAAAACTCAATAACCGAAGAACAGAAGGGGAACATTCAATTGGAAATAGAATTTATTAGGGACTACTACACTGGACGTAGCTCACCTCTGTACTCTCCACCACTTCCAGAAATACCATCTGAAATATTGCAACTACGTGCAGAAGGTAAATATCTAGAATATGGTGAGGCTGTTAGAGAGTTTAGGATGAAATAATTACGGTCGGAGTATATTAGAGATTAAATAAAACATTCGGAGAGAACACAGATTGGAACGTGATATCAAGATAGAAATGAGCGTACCCGCTTACTACCGTAAGCTTGGAGACAATGTAGCTAATACACCAACAGGGAAACTGCTTTCAAAGGCTGAGTGTAAGGTGCTGAAGGATAGATATTATGAGTATGCGTTGAAAGTGGAACGTGATGAACAGGAAGCTTTGAAAGGGTATAAAAAGAGAAGTTATAAGAGAGGAGGAAAGAAGTGATGGATATTACACATGATGGTCTATGTCTATTGGCAGAGAAGTTCTTAACCAAACAAAACTTCGGGGTTGTGTTTCATGACAAGTTTAAAGCCTATACTAACAGTGGTGAACAACCAGACTGTCTAGGGTTTAGAAGTGGGTTGTCTTGTTTGATTGAGTGTAAAATATCTAGATCTGACTTCTTAGTTGATAAGCGTAAAAAGTTTAGAGTTGAACCACAAATGGGATTAGGTGATTGGAGATTCTTTCTTACACCTAAAGGCCTTGTGACAGTAGATGAATTACCAGCAGGATGGGGATTGTTAGAAACAGACGGTAAGAGAGTTAGTAAAGTGTTTGGCTTTCCAACTAATACTGAGTGGTTTAGTGGCAAACCTTTCACTGGTAATAAACAAGCTGAATGTGATTATATGTATTCAGCATTACGGAGAATGGTGATCAGAGGACACTTTAAAGAAGTGTATGAAGGGCTTCCCTTGAAGGTATAGTTTCCAACCCCCTGTAAATTAGGAGTCAGCTTGTATTAGCGACTCCTTTTCTTTTGTCTGGAAAATATGGCAAAGCCTTTATCTATAAGGGGGTGTAGGTGAGAGTCTACTTTCAAATAATCCTGTCTCTATATCTGAAGGGCTTAACACCCCACTACCCGGCCACCTATATGTCAACTAAGAATTCAAAATATAGAGAATTTATATCAGAAGGTCTGTACTAATAGATAGCATTAAGTACACAGGGTGTGTATCAATAACTGTGCCAACTTGCTGGTAAATAGTTATTACTCATTACACCCTGTTACCATAGTGCACATTACCGAGAATCTATATTACGTTAAATGTTACCTCATACACATAGCCTATGACCTACCCCAATTTACTGGCCTGCTCGACTAGCACACTTCACTAGCTTATGTCAATGTATTATGAGGATTGTGTGTAATGATTGGCTAAGAGATGGTGGTTAAAGTAAGTGGAAAGGGATTGGGATAGGGAAAGTTGGAGGGAAATGACCGTCAGCTTAACCACATAGGGTATTTTAACAACCCTAATAGGCAGCTTACTAAAGCTAATTAGTATATTTAAGAGAGTCTTGTAGACTAGATAGAATGTGACTTACAGGGTATTTGTTACTATCATTGAAAAGGATAGTAGCAGGGTGTTGTATTAATACTGTTAATAACATTAAGCCACCCATTTGGGTGGCTTATAATTCCCTGCTAGAGTAACTAAAGCTTCTCAAACTTTACAGGTGTGTATAAAGAGTAATCATCCCCTGTAGCTAAGAAGGATTCATACAAATAAGCTCTTTGAGAGTAGTCCCACAAGATGAGGGTTACACCATTAAAGACTTTGATAAAGGGGGTGATAATATACATGAGATTGTTTCCTTTGTTTGGTTTCGATAGGCAGATTATGTTCTTATCCAACCACCAGGTCAACAACTATTTTCAGTTAATTTAGACAAAAGAAAAGGGCTCTTTATGAGCCCTGGAATGTAACCTTAAATCTTTATTTCACCATCTGTTTAGCTGTTCCAACAGCATCTTCCAAATCATCTGTGTGGTATGTAGCTTCTTTCTGGAACTTATTGTCAATGTAATACCACACTTGATACTCTTCCCACTCATAATTCCATTTGATAATAGCTTTCTTGTTGTCATTCTTGTAGTTGGTTGGGAATGTCTTCGATGATTCTGTCATGGTGTTGTTTCCTGGTGTGTTCGTCTTGGGTTAGGTCCATTGTGAGGCTTTCAGCATCCTGTGTCAACATTTCTTGTGGGATATTTTTAAGAATGTGGCAGATAGTGTCAATGGTCCATCCATTTCCCAATACTGCTTGAGCTTGGTTATAGCTTAAGCAATCTGTATAACCTGGATCAATAGTCTGAGCAGCTTCCAACTCTCGCTGAGTCAGATAACGACAGAAGTCCTCATACTCAACCAATCCACTATTAGGGCAACGATCTTGCTTTGTTGTCAAGCAATAGACTTTATCTGCGTTAGTTACATTGGCACAAGATTGAACACCATTATTACCCTTACCCCCTCCCCACATACGAATCCTAGAAGGAGTTGGATTAAGTTTGTATTGACTCAAGTCACCACTTTCTTTGTAGTCTTGAAAAGAAATGTACTGATTCTCTGGCAACCCAAAAGAAAGATTAGACCAATAATAACGAGCACGCTTTTGGAAGCTTACAAGTTCAGAGTTGATGTAAATACCTTCAACACCCAAGTAGTCATCCAACTGTTGTTTACTTTCTTTCTTCATCTTAACATTCTCAAGAAGAAAGGTTAAGTCCGGATTCTCTACTTCGATTTCTTTCTTGATACGTAAGAAGTGATAAAACAATCCACTCTTTGTACCTTCCAAGCCTTGAGGAGTGACCCCATGTTGACCGAAAGCTTTGGCTGTACTGAAATCCTGGCAAGGACTCCCCCCTGTAAGAAGGTCAATCTTACCCACATAAAACACACCAAATTCAGTAGATAGATAGCCATTAAGATAACTAACCTTAGTTACGTCCCCAATGTGCCGGATATCATCCCAATTGTGTTTAGCCACTTTAATTGCATGTTTGTCTACTTCAGATGAAAAGTAATTGTTCACTTGAATACCTAGACGGTCTAAGGCAATACGTGCTCCAGCTAAGCCGTCAAACAAACTGAGCACGTTAAGACCATTGCTTGCAATACTACCTTTATTCATAATACCCACCTATAAAGCTCCTTACATTAAAAAGCCGCATTAAGCGGCGTTATGGTCTAATCACAAAATAATATCAACTACAACTTACAATCATGTGAATTCCGTCACACACAAAACAAACCCACCACAACCCAACATCCCCTCACCCCTCTTCTCCTCCTTCCTTCCCCCCACCATCCT